TCTTTTCCATGATGTGTTGCCATTTTTTGTCCTTTTTACTTTTTGATTGTTGTTCTTGTTTTTGTTCCTTATAGCCTAAACTTAAAAAATGTTCAAGATTAGATTCATTAATAACTATCTCTGAACTACCTTTATATAATTTAATGTCTTTAGCCATAATGCTTTATATTATTTATCGTCTTCCTCGTCAATATCTTCTTCATCTTCTTCAAAATCATCTTCGTCATCTATATCTTCTTCCCAATCTTGACTATCATCTTCTTGGTTTTCTCTCATTTCTGCTAATAAATCTTTTACTTCTTCACAAAGCATAGACTCTTTATCGTGCATCTTTTCTATTTGATCTATTTTTTTTTCAATTTTATTTATAATTTTTTCTGACATAATTTATCCTATGGTGTTCCAGCTTGATATTCGTACATACACCTGATTGTCATTCTTATACCACCAACAGGAAATAAACTACCCTCGTCAGTTTCTACTTGTACGACTTCAGTATCAAGTGCATTACCAGAACGAGTAATATCAGATTCTAATGATGTTTCAATAGCAGTAATTAATTGATTTCTTTTTGTATCAATATTAGCTTCTGCACCTTTAACAAAACCAAGCACTACAAAATCTATCGTACCATGTCTAGTTTTAGCACCACTGCCTAATTCAGAATCATCTCTGTTTTCTTCAGATGTTTGTACTATTACTGCTGGGTATTGTTGCTCTGATAATTCGTCTAGCAAAAAAGGTTGTCTAGTAGCTTTTTTAATTGTTATTGGACTAGATATACCTGAAATAGTTGATAATAAATTACTTGCTATATTTTCTCTTACACTCATAATCTTGCTTTCCTAAATTCTTTTGCAACAAATCTATTAAATTGTTTTGCAATTATCTTTTCTGTTCTATCATTAAATCCAAAAAATTCACGTTTTGTTTTACCTAAAACTTGATTAAATAATGCTCTTTGAAGCATTTGTGAATTACTAAAATTAACACTTACCTTATTTGTTCCTGTTTTTCTTATAGTTTTTGAAGATGGAGTTAATGCACCTAACATTCGACCAGAATAAAATAAATCTACTTTTGTTGCTCTACCCTCTCTTTGTAATTTTTTTAAGTATCCCTCTGAATATGGTGCAAATGGTCTGCTTCTAAAATCTAAACCTTTTGCAGTTTTAGTTCTAATAATATCTAATAATTGAAATCCAGCTTGTAATAAACCTTTTTCAAAAATACTTTTAAACTTTTTTTGTATTCTTGAATATCTTTTTTGAACTGCTTTTGAATTAGTCTTAATTTTTAAGTCTAATGCCATTATCTAGTCAATCTTCTAAATCCATGTAAAGGCTCTCTCTCGTTAGATATAATACTTCCATCAGAATCAACATCATATTCAACACCATCTTCTAATATCATTCTCCATTCGATATTGTATTGGCTCATATAATATTCTGCCATTCTTTCAAATCTATCTTTTTCTGTTTCTGGTCTAAATTTTGTTAATGCTGGTAATAAGAATCTGCCAAGAAATAGATAAACACCAGCACGTTCAAACTGATCTAAATTTACTTTTGTATTTACCATTTCAGCAGTATTCAAAACTGTAATGTCTGTAAATATATTTGTTTTATATACAGGCCACCATTCTATTCTTAACTGTCTTAAAATATCGTTAGTAGTTTGTGCAAAGAAATTAGTAGCTTCAGTAGAATTTGAAGCTAAACCAAAATCAAAAGCATCTGGTTGATACTTTGTGACATCTCCAGCAACAATTACATCAGCACCAGTATAATTAGCCATAAATTTTACTCGCTAACCAGACTAATAATCTACTAATCTTTTTTCTTATTCTTCTTAACATTTTTTTTTCTCTTTGGTTTAAGTTCAACTACTTTATCAGAAATGTCTTTTACTGTCGCTTTTTTTATTTCTTTTTTTACTGCATCAACAGGAGTAAAACCTCTCATTTTAAAATGATTTATATTAGCTTCGTATTGATCTTTTGGTCTTATTATTGTCTTTGTGCCATTTGTTAATTTTATATTCATAAATTCTCCTAGTTATGATGTGAGGGCAGTTTCCCACCCTCACAAAGTATCCAACTATTATTGGATTGATGAATCAGAGTGTACTTCAACACCATAAGTATCGTTCAATTCTCCGACACCATATACTGCTGTTGCTACAATCTCATCTGCTCTCAAAGAAGCATCTCTTTGAGTTTCGATTTTAAGGTCTTGCATCATAGCCATACCTAACGCATCTCTATGGAATACACCTTGTTTGTAATCTCCAGTAGTTCCTGTGTTAGCGATGTTTGTTGTTTCAAAGATTGGTACTCCACCTAATCTTCCAACAAAACCATTTCTTAATGCTTCATTTGCTAAATCATTACCATTTGCATTTGCAAAAGTATTAGTCAAATTAGCTTTAAGATCATAAGCTACCATTGGGTGTATCACTGCTGATACTGCGTCCATTGATACTCCAGCATTTCTTACATTTGCAATCGCTTGAAATACAAGTGCCGCACTTAAAGCCGCATCTGCCGCACCTACTGCTGTACTAAAGCCATCAAATAATGCTGTTAAATCTTGGTCTTGTTTTTTTGCAATCGCTTCTCCAAATAATTTACCAATATCTCCAGCAACATTTCTTGGTGCTGAATTTCTTGCTAAATCTGTAAGAGTAGTCATGATTCCAACTTCTGATGCTGTGATAGTTACAGAAGATGGGTTGATTGCAGTGTTAGATAAATCAGTAGCTTCATTTACCGCCGCCGCAGATACTGCCGCATAGATAGGAACTTCAACTGATTTTCCACCACCTGTTATAGCATAGTTCTTTACAAGTGGTCGCATAATAGATTGCTCACTTGCTACGAATAATGCTTCTGCAACAATTTCAGTATATAATTCTGATACTGTTGACGATGTTGTTTCGTTTGCCATTTTAATTTACCTTTTATTTATTAGTTAAGTTTATTTGTACCGCACCTGAATCTCGCTTTTTCCTATATTCTGAATAGGCTTGACGATCTTCTGGTTTCGATAAGTCCAAGTCCTGTAAGTTAAAGGGTTTAACAGTTTTGCCACCAATAGCACTCTGGCTTCCTGAACCAGACATAGACCCTTTTCGGAAATGTGGGTTGCTATCTAAGAACTCTTTTACTCTATCTTCAAGAGAAAAAGGTTGTCCACTTTTGTTATATCGCACATTAGAATTATTATCAACAACTTCTATACGACCATCATCATTATATTTTACTTCTTCTTTTAACAAAGCAACTACCTGAGTTGGGTTAATGGCATTATTAGAAGATGCAATAGAAAGTATTGAATTATCTACCTTTTCTTTTTTGATTTGATTTTTATATCTCAATACTTCTTCTTCTTTTTCCTTTATTCTTTCTTGCATAATCTTTTCAATATCAGATTTAGATTTAGCTTCTTTTAATTGTTGTTCTTTTAAAAGTTCAGCTTTCTGTTTTTCTTCATCTTGAAGTTTTTTCTCATATTTACTTTTTTCTGCTTCAAGTCTTGATTTGATTATGTTGTCTAGTTGTTCTTGTGTAAAAGTATTTTGTTTTGTTTCTTCAACTTTTACTTCTTCTTTTGGTGTTTCATTTTGTTGCGTTTCAGGTGCAACTGCCTTTGTTTCTTCAGACATTGTTTCTCCTATATTATTAGTTCGCCTTTTGCGTCATACCAATCTGGATTGACGTAAGACCATTGATGACGACAGTTATAACCACCACGAACAACTAAAGGGTCGCCAGATTTTTTACCTGACCAGCTTCTACTTGCCCATATTCTTCTGACTTCATCAACTGTGAAAAGTCCATCTTTTCTCTTAGGTTTTATTACACCATTTATGATGTTTCTGCAAATATCTCTTGTTGTAGGAATTACATCTCCATAGTATTTAACAAATGTAAGTCCAGCATCTTGTGACTTATTAAAGTTCAATGTAGCATCAAAATCACGTAAAGAGTCGTTTAATATCTGACCAGCATATCTTTTCATGTTTTCTCCAGCACGATCTCTTGCAAATTTAGATTGTAATGTTTGTATTGACTTATCAACCTCTGCTTGTTTAGATTTATCAAACTTATTATCGTTTATGTAATTAACTAATCGTTGAATTTCTGGGTCATCTGAACTAGCATATATGCCATTTATTGTTTGTCTTAATTCTTTTTCTAATACTGCAAACTCACTACCAACTAATGTATTCTGATAAACCTTTTCTGATAATCGTCTTGTAAATGTATTTGATACATCTTTAAACTGTGTGAAATATTGTTGTTTTAAATTCTGTACTAAAGATAAATCGCCTTTAGTAAGTTCTTGAAACTCTACTGGTATATTACCAATTCTTTTAAATGCTTTCTCAATTCTTTTAGCTTGTTTGTTAAAACCTTTTCTAACAACTGTATCTGACCATGTTAAATATTCTTTTTCTAATATAGCTTTAATTTGTGGTCTTATAGCAATAGCTGATTGGAGTTCTATTAACTTACCATCTGTTAAAGGTAATCTACTTGCAAGAGATACTACTTCTCTTTCTATTCTATCTAATGTTTCTACTAATGATTTGTAATATTGTGCTTCTGCAAGTTCTATTTGTTTAATTCTGTATTCAGTAGTTTTTTGGATTATATCTGCCATTTGTTTCTCTTATCAAAAATTCCTTAAAAACGCAAAAAGTGTTTTAGTGTCGCATCAATAGTGAAACACCCTAAAATTTTAATGCTCTACTTTTTAATGAGTTGGTCAAAAGTAAAAAAAGTTAAAAACCAAATATGTTATAATGGGTAAATAAAAAAAAAGGAGAAGATATGAAAATGTATAGTCAAAAAAAAGAAAATGGTAAGATAATTTCTACTTATATTAACTTTGGAAATGAAGTTTTTAGAGTTCAGTTATCTGATAGAGGTTATTGGATTATGTTTAGAAGAGAAAAATATCCATTACCTTTTACTGATGGAATGTGGTTGCTTAATATGACTTTTGATTCTTTAAAAGAAGCAAAAAAATTTATTAGAGATAGAAAATATTATAATACCAGATTGATTAGTTTCGATCAATTACCATAAATTAATTAAAGGCGATCTTTATGGTCGCCTTTTTTATATCTGCTCTTGCTCTACTTCTTGATCTTCTTGTGCTGGTTCGTCTTGTGTAAATTGACCAACCTCTGTTGCTTGGTCTATCTCTTCAAAAATTTCATTTAGTTTTTCATCATCATCAACTACTGCTCTAGCAATTTCTTTATCAACTTCTTTGCTAAATGTAGGAGAGCCAATACTCATAGCTTTTGCTTGTTGGAAGTAAATTAAATCAGAAGCATAATCTCTAATGTTAAATGAGTCTGGGTAATTTATCTCGCCATCAAAAGTAGCATTTTGGAATAGTGCATATAATCTAAATAATTGTTCTTCTGCTATTTGTAAGTTATCTGCTTTTTCTGATAGTCTAGCATTAAGTAATTCAAATTCTGTTTGTAGTGCTACACCAGATGTTATGCCTGTTTTTTGAGTTCTTACAGCACCGGTATGTGCAATCCTATTTATTGAATCTACTTTGTTATTAATAGACTCCATAATAGCTTGTAAATTTTGACCAGATGGTTGAAGTAAATATGGTTTTAAGTTTGGCTCTAATTCATCAGGCATTTCTATAACTGCACCAGCACCAGCACTTGCATTTACACTTGGAGTTTTAACTAGTGATGGGTGGTTAGTTAATCTGATTAATTGTTCCATTTCAGAGTATTCGTTGTAGATAGATTTTTGTAAGTCTGCAATATCTGTCAAATCTGATTGACCAATGCCACGTTTGTGAGATTTAGCATTGTATAAAATAACTGCTGGTATTTTGCCAATCAGGTTATCGGCAGTATCTATTATTGTTGGTGGCTCTCTATCTGGCATATAGATAGTTTCAATTCTATCAGGATACCAAAGTCGCATATATGTTCCACCATCTTTATCTACTTCTTCTCTAATTTTAAGATAGTCCAAATAATACTTACCATTTACTTCTCTTTTAAAATTCCAATCTAAAACATTTTCAGGAGTGGCTATTGATAGATATGGTCTTATGTCTTGTTCTAATTCTTCTGCTCTTGTGTTTGTTGTGACTCTAGGTTTATCTAAAATCATAAAACAATGACCATAAATTGATGCGTAGTTTTGTGCTTGTTTAATTACAGAGTTTAAATTGTTTCCCTCTAGGTCTGCGTCTTTTAAAAATGATTCTAAACTAGGTTCATCTGCTAGAGAACTAAAATCTCTGCTTGGTCTTACTCTAAATAAAAACGATGAATAGATTTGAATAATATTTTTACAATGGTTATCGCAAGGAGTGTTTGCAAGTCTTTGATTAAATTCGTTATCTAGTTCTAAATTATATCTGTTAAGATATTGACCAATCATATAGTCATATCCACCATTGTACGATCTAATATAGTATTCCCAATTATTAACAGTTTGCTGATAGTCTTTGTGAACTTCTAATGCTTGATCTCTTGAATATGCCATAATTTATTTAATTGTCCATCTTGTTGGAGAAGAAAAATTAGCCTGTGTAGTTAATGGTTTTAAATAATCAATCATATAACCAAGAGCATCGTTCATATGATCGAATCCATCTTCCTTATCAGGAATATTTGTATTCTCCTTGTATATTTGTCTTTGTAAACCTTTTATCAATGTTTTGCAAGATTGTGAAACAAAAATATGTCTTTCTCCTTTAGAAT